CCGCCCTGAGCCCTCCCACATCAAAGCCCCTGCGTCAGTAGACACCCATGAAGCCATAACTCGCGGATCGACAAGCGTGGGCGCGGCCGGAACGAAAGCGGTGGTCCAGTACATGCTGGTTTTTGACGAAGCAGATCAACAGCGTCGCTGGTATGACTTTTTGCGGTGGCTGCGGACCGACAGCGGCACCAAAGGGGACACTATCGCCGAGCGGATCCTGCACTTCATTGACGACCACGCCGACTTTTGATGGAACTCAACTTGACCCCAGAGGCGGCCTTAAACGTACTGCGTTCAAGCGACTCGCACGACCTGTACTTTTATTCCCAAGAAATTGCGGAAGTGCTTCAGCGTTTTATTGACAAAGTGGCGGTCCTGCAAAATTTGCTCCTTGGTCTTGACGAAATTGAAGTCAAAGATTTGGATCAACTTTTGTGCCAAGTGAAACTAAGCGCTACAATGTCAACCAAACTACTGCCAAACCTGCTGGAGGCTATTAGTAATGCCCACATCGACTAAGACATTTAGGCACGGGGTTGAGCGCTGCCTGTTTTGCTATCGGGCAACTAGCAAAATCGGCGCTACTCGCCGCTTCGGTCCACGGCGCTTGCGGGCCGCCGCAGCGTGGAACGATCTCTTTGACGGGCGACTGCGATGACGCGACAACGGATGTTTTTGGACATCTCTTGCGTGGACGCCGCACGAGAACGCATTCGTCATGTCTACGACACTTTTGACACCGTCTGCGTCCAGTTTTCCGGCGGCAAAGATTCCACCGCCATCCTTTACCTTGCCAAAGAGGTCCACGAAGAACGCGATCTTGGACCCGTAAAGGTCATCTTTCGCGACGAAGAAATGGTGTCGCCTGCCGTCATCAAGTTTGTGGAAGAGGTTCGTAACTACGACTGGGTTGACATGGAGTGGTACTGCCTGCCGTACGGTGGCGAGATCTGGGTTCTTGGCCAGCGCGAGTATGTGCTGCTATGGAGCGGAATGCGCGCCCAAGAAGGGCGACTGGCAAGAGAAATGCCGCCATGGGCGATTCGTGCCGAGCATTTTGGTTTGCCTCCGAACGAGGCTTTGCCGCAGTCGGTGGACTACTACACAATGCAAGGCAAGAAAGGCCGCACCGCTTTTATTACCGGCGTGCGGGCAAACGAATCGATGATCCGGTACCGGTCGTGCGTTCAGAAGTTGCACGAGAACTACATTGTGGTTCCGTTCCGCATGAAGAAGTCCATTCCCCTGCGTTTTGCAAAAGTCATTTACGACTGGACGACGGACGACGTTTTTAAGTTTGTTGCGGAGGAACATGGAGGCACTTTCTGCGAGTACTACGACCTTGCCGCCATGACCAAGTCCAATAGTCGTGTCGGAATTCCTTTGCACTCGGTTGCTATCCGCCGCATCGGCGACCTTGTCGCCACTGAGCCCGATTTTTACGACCGACTAGTTGAGTGTTTCCCGCAGATTGATGCCCAGCGCCGGTGGTGGCCGGAGTTCGATATAGAAGCCCTTATTGCCTCGTACGCGGCAAATGGCTGGGACGGCGTGAGCCAGTGCATCGATGACAACATGCTGACGCCCGGCATTCGTCGTCGGGCGCAAGCGTATGCGGCAGAGTTCCGCAATAAACACAAAAAGGATCCGTTTTCCTATCCGGTGGAGTGGCTCGTGCGCAACTTGCTTCTTCACGAAATTCAAATAACCTCTGTGAACCCAGTCGGTCCCAAAACGCGCGCCCATGCGGTTCGCATGGCCGCTGCGCAAGCGGAGGCCGACGCCAATTCCCTAGATGCATTGGATGATTACCGATGATGTCAATTGATTTAGTTTCTGGCGGCTCGTTGCGACCAGCGAAATGGCGCAGCACCTACATATTGAAGCCTGACCAAAAAGTTCTTGTCACCAGTTTGGCGACTTATGGTTGGCTTCAACCAATTGTTGCCAACAGCAATAATCAGACGATTATTGACGGCCATGAAAGATGGATGATCGCAGCAAACGAAAAAGAAATAGTTGATCGCGATAGGGGGCTTGTTCCCGTCAAATGGGTCGATTGCGATGATATTGACGCAATGGTCATGCATGTTCGTCTCAACAGGGGGCGGGGTTCGCTTTACGGCAAAAATTTGAGTCGCTTGCTCTCAAGCGTGTTGCGATCCCACAAATACGACGAAGTCACACTGCGGCGCATGCTTGGAATGCAGCGGGAAGAATTTGACCTGCTAGCCGATCCGGGTTTGCTGAAGGCCCGAAAAGTGAATGCTCACACTTATTCGCGAGCATGGGTGCCGGTGGAGGCGCCAGCGGGGATTGAACAAATTTCTATTGCGATCGAAAGGCCCCCTACGCCCGATCAGCCTATTAAGTGAAAATCGCATTGGGTATGCTACCGTTTACAAGTAGCAAAAGCCACTTGGAGGCGTCTCATGCCAACTCCCACAACTGGGCGCGATACGGAACGCATTCGCCCCTCAGACGACGGAATGGAACTTGTTCCCGAGTCGGATTCACGCCTTCCCGGCGGCACCCGTCGCCCCCGCACGCCAAGCAATCCAGAAAGTTCACCTCGTCCGGGCGGTGGCTCGCGTCGTCCGGGCGGTTCACGTCGTCCGGGCGGTGGCTCGCGTCGTCCGGGCGGTTCACGTCGTCCGGGCGGTGGCTCGCGTCGTCCGGGTGGCGGTGGATCGGAAACTGGAGGGCGGCGAGCCGGCCTTCTCCGCCGACTAGCAGCCCGTGCGCTGCGCGCAGGCGCTCGCGCCGCTCGTGCCCGTCGAGAACGTCGCGAAGGTCGCAATCGTTAAGCCTGACAAAAACCTAGGGGCACCTTAAATGCTAGTTTCCGTTGACGACTTGACGACCTACATGGACATCAAGTTCTCGAACCGGCAAGAGCGCGCCGCAGAGTTTGTTCTCGCAGGGCTGCAAAGCGAACTCGAATCATATTTGCGTCGCCCGATTGAGGTAAATGCCTACACCGAGGACCACGTCATTCCTTCGGATTTTGGCTCGTTCCCCGTTTCATCACATTTATACAATTTGTCTCTTGACACAACAGGGAACCCTCCATCCTACGTTCGACCGGCCGTTACTGTGTACATGCGGAATTCTCCCGTTGTGGCCGTAACCTCTGTTCAGATCCAGCCGGTGGCGGGTGGCGCGTCCATCACCGCAGAAGCCGGCACCGATTATGTCGCTCAACGGTACGGCATAGATCTCTACAGGGCGATGCCAAATGACCGGATCCGCGTGAGTTACACCGCTGGACTTTCCAGCAACGCCAACCAATCCCTCCCCGTTTTCCGCCTTCTTATTCTCAGGGCGGCTTCTCGAGAAATGCAAAATATGCACGATGATGTAGTCGGCCTCAAGGACCTCGAGACCCGCAACGTTGGGCCGCTTACGACAGGATTTACCGAAGAAGAACTTCAGTCAGTGCGCCGTTGGCGGCGCATTCGGATCGGCTGAGGAAAAAACTCGTGCGCGTTACCGTAGACGATTCCAGCGCTCAACGGCTGTTGAGGGGCATGCAGCGCAGGTCGGGAAACTTCCGACCGGTCTTTCTTGACGCCCGGCGAATGCTTGAACAATCCAACGTAGAAAACTTTACTTCTTCAGGGTTGCCGGTCGGTGGGTGGGCGCCACGCAAGCAGCAAGTTGCGTGGCCGCTTATGATCCGGACAGGGAAATTGTTCACATCTTTAACGAACCTTCGGGGAGCGCCAAACGATATCGGCTTGCGCTCTGCGGTATTCGGCACAAAGGTTGAGTACGCCAAATTTCACCAAAACGGAACTAGGCATATGCCCAAACGTCTTGTCGTGTTTGAGCCGGTTGGATTTAAAGCGCGATTGGGCAAACGGGCCGCCGACCACATCATTGGCAGGAGAGCGGAGATGCTGCCATGATGCAGGGCGCTGCTGCGGCAAAGCGGTTCGTTAACGACTACCTCGCTTACGATCTCCCCGAACGCCTTCTTGCGTACAGAAACCATTGGCACGTAGACGAGGACGCTCTTCCAGAACCGCTTTTGTACTTGACGTACGAACCCGTTGCGCTTGACCACTGGCCGACCTTAATCACGCTGGCAATGTCGACCGCAGACCTTTCACGCATTGACTACAACTCTGGGCTTAACCCGTTGTATCGGGTGAGGTACACCATGCGGACATACGTGTGGGTAAAGGCCGATGGGGCCACAGAGTGCACAGAGAATCGCGACAACTTGACAACGGTAGTGCGTTCCGCCCTGCTTGACCACGCGAGCCTTCGCACCGCCGACCGACAGTCTTGCGAAGCAATCATTGACGAGTCTTCGGTTCGTGAAGAATTTTCCGATCTGACCCTTATCAAGGGCGATCGGGTTATGGCAGGCGCATACATCGCTTACGACCTAAACATTAACGAAGCGATTACGCGCAGAAACCTTGCCGATTCGTTGGAAAGCATTACGCTTGAGACCGATGTGAAGTCGTATCTTTTGGACGACTGACGCCAATTGTTGAGAAGCGTGCAACGTTGCCACCGAAAGCACTTGCTTCGCTGTAATATGACTGTAGGTTTTACCGGCAGCGGGCTACTGCACGAGAGACAGACACTTGTGTAGTACCCTTTCTTTCGGAACGTGTTCACAGGAGAGCCAATGCCCGGTGTAGTCGTAACAACCGCAGTTCGGACCGGCCCGAATACGGCCACCGCCAACCCGTCGTCAACCTACTTCGTGGTGGGGACCGCCGAGCGCGGCCCAGTCGACGAAGCGCAGGTTGTGAACAGCCTCGCCGAGTTCGAGGTGTACTACGGCGGATACAACGCTGACAACAACCTCCACGAGCACCTCCAGACCTTCTTCGAGGAAGGCGGCTCACGGGCCTACGTCGCTCGCGTCGTCGGCGCTGGTGCCAGCGTTGGTGTGGAATCGGGCACCGGCGACCTCACCTTCACCGCCGCGAACCCCGGCGAGTGGTCCGACAACCTCGAGTACGCCATCGTCGCTGCCGGCGCCGCCTTCAAGGGCCAGTTGTTCCTCAACGACGAACTTGTCTACACCTCGCCGCTGGTTTCCACCGAGGGCGAACTCGTCGCCGCCATGTCGCTATCCCCGGTGGCGTCTGCGTATGTGACAGTCACCACCGCCGATGCTGCGACCGAACTTGAAGTTACCGCCGCAACCGCTTTGGCGGGTGGTGGTAATGGCTCCGCCGCAACGGAAAGCAACCTGATTGACGGGCTGGACCTGCTCGAGGGCACCTACGGCGCTGGCGCCGTGGCGATCCCCGGCGAGTACAGCGACACCGTCTACGACGCCCTAATTGCTCACGGCGTTGCGACCAACCGTCTTGCGCTGCTTGCGGTGGATCCGACGAATACCACGCCGGCTTTGGCCATCAGCAACACGGCTGCCTACATCTCAACCGTGGAAAACGGGGAGTACGCCGGCCTGTATTACCCGCACCTCACCATTGTGAACGGTGCGGGTTCGATCGAGACGATTTCGCCCGAGTCGTTCGTCGCCGCTAAGCGGGCGAAGGCTCACAACGAGACGGGTGCGTGGTCTGTCGGCGCTGGACTCGCCTCGAAGGCGAATTTCGTGACCGGCACTTCGGTGGCCATCGACAAGGCGGCTGGGGCCGACCTCGACGAGGCGCAGATCAACGCCGTCCGGGTCATTCAGAACTCGGTGCGGATCTACGGTGCTCGGAGCCTCTCGACGGATCAGGTGAACTTCCGGTTCGTGAACTCCCGCGACATGCTGAACTACATCGTCAGCGAAGCGGAACGCCGGCTGGAAGACCTCGTGTTCGCTCCCATCGACGGGCGACGGTCGGTCTTCGGGCAGGTGGAAGCGTACCTTATCGCCCTGCTGGATCCGCTGCGGACCGCTGGCGGCCTGTTCGAGTCGTTCGACGTGGACGGCAACCGGATCGACTCGGGTTACTCGGTTGAGGTGTCCGACGAACTGAACCCGTTGAGCCAGTTGGCCGACGGGGTCGTGCGGGCAAGGGTCGGGGTGCGGATTTCCAGCATTTCCGACAAGATCGAGATCGAGATTGTCAAGTCCAACCTTACGAGTTCCGTGGTCTGACGGAGGAGATAAATGTCCAACAAGATCGCACAGCGGCAGGTAGTCGCCAGCATCACGCCGGCGTCGATCGGTGGGGTTGCCCCTCCGACGTTCCCCAACTACTTCGCTCAGGTGTCGGGTGGGGAAATCACGGCCAGCGTGGAGAAGGTGTACGACGGTGGGTCGTTGTTCCCTGAAACGCTGTGCGCTCCAGCGGAAATCGGCGACATCACCGTGACCCGACATTACGACAAGGATCGCGACGGACGCTCCCTTCAGTTGCTCCGCCCGCTGGTCGGTCGGGCGCACTACAACGTGACTGTGTTCACCACGGACTGCGATCTTGCGGTGTACGGGAGCGAGCGGGTGTACTCGCAGGCGCTTCTTGTGGGCCTGTCGGAGCCGGAGGGCGATTCGTCCTCGGGTGCTCCGGCGACGTACTCGCTGACGTTCTCCATCTCTTCGGTGTCGAACATCACCCAGTAAGTCCTTCAAGATTTACTTGACGGATAGAGGCGCCTAGTGCGCCTCTTTTCCGTTTCAGGGTGCTAAGTTGTGCAGCATGAGTGACACCTACGACTTCACTGGTACATCAAACAAGGCCGAGACCAAGGCTACTGTGGCAGCGGTCGAAACGGCTATTGAACGGGAATCGGTTCTCGATCGCCTCCGATCCGAATTGGCCCGCAAGGTCGAGCGCGCCAAGATCCTCATCGAGGTCCCCGAGCGACCCGGGGTCGCCGTCGAGGTGAGCCCGAACATCACGCAGCACCAGTTGCGGGCGTGGCGCAAGAACTCGGGGGAGGGCACGAAGCCCGGCTTCGACCCGACGAAGTTCGCCTGCTACGTCATCGGCCATACCACGACCGGAATCTACATGGGTGGCGAAGAGGTCCTGTCCGACGCCGGGAACTCGCTGTCGTTCGCCTCGCCGGAGATTTTGGAGATGACCGACACGACCCGTCCCCTGCCGGACTGCATCCTCGCTTTCTTCGGGCTGGACCCGCACGTCGAAGCGGCAGCGCTGGCGATCATGGAGGCGGCCGGGTACGGCGACGACGTTGAGACGGTGGACCCTACGACGGAGTCGTAGACGACCTCGTCGACGACGCTCGCATCAAAACCGCCGCCCGTCTGGGCGAGTTGTTCGGCACCGATCCAATCCGACTCCTTGACTGCGACGAGGAGGAGTGGATGATCCGCATGGCGTGCGCCATGGTCATCCAAGACGACCGCAAAAAACAGGCTGACGAGGCGGAGAAACGCCGAAAGTAGTAGGTGTTTCCCGCTAAAACGCTGGTTGGTGGCAACATAGGTTTACTATGTCGATGCCCGGTGACGGTCGCGTCACAATCAAAATTGACTTTGATGTTGATGACAGTGGGCTTGTTGCTGCCCGAACGCGCTTGCGCGCCCTTTCGGCTGATGCCGACCGGCTTTCGAGCCGTTTGAAGAAACTCTCGGGGGCGTTCGACGAGGTCGAAGGCAGCGTCGGCGGGCTGGGGTCCACCACCCGCAAAACGACTCGCGACACCGACCGGTTCGCCGACAGCAGCGACCGGTTGAACCGGCGCATGAAGCGCAACAACAAAGACTTCGACATCGGCCAGAAGATCATCTCCGGGTTCGGCAAGGTCCTTTCCACGACCCTGAAGTTCGGGTTGATCGGTGCTGCCATTGAGTTCGCCGCCGTCGGTATCGCCCTGTCCACGGTGAACGGGCTACTGCTCGCTGGCCGGGGGGCAATGAAGGCGTACCAATTCACCATGTCGGGCCTGTCGGCAGTGACCGCCGCGGCGGTGGTCGGGTTGTCGGCTGTCGCTGCGGCGCAACGCGAGTACAACGCTGCCCTCGTCGCTCACCGTTACCAGTCAGCGCCACAGTTCGGGCAGGGGACGTCGCAGGCGATGATGGCGATGCGGATGCTCACCTCCGACACCCAGTTGGCGATGTTCGGAATGGAGGCGCTGAACCAGACGTTCGCCGCCGTGTCGAAGAACGCCGAGTTGACCGGGTCCATGACGAGCGCGCTGCGCGGCATCGGGGACTTCGCCGTGACGTCCGGGCAGGACATCGGCAAGAGCATGGCGGCTGCCGGCAACTTCATTGGTCTCCTCCAAAAGGAGGGGAAGGTCACTCAGGACGTGCTGGCGTCCGCCGGTGAAGTGAGCACCGAATTCCAAAAGGCCGTGGAAAACGCCCAGAAGATGGGGTTGACGAGCGCCGAGCAGTTGGTGCAAGCCCTATCGTCGGGCGTTCTGTCAGACAGCGCCGGGATCGGGCAGGCGTTGGAAACGGTGAACATGACCCTGATGGGTCGGGCGAAAGCGTTCTTCACGCAGTCCGTGTCGATGTTCGCCGACTTCGGGTCGAGTTTCCTGCCGGAGATCACCGTGGCGTTCGATCGGGTGACGTCGATTATCCGCCGATTGTTCTTCCGCATGTCGGGGGACATCGCGGCGTTCGGGGTGGACAGCCTGCTGGACAAGACGGTGGACCTCATCGACCGGCTGGCGACCGGGGTGGGGAACTTATTCGGCAAGTACCTGCCGGGTGCCGACGGGATGCTTGAAGGACTCGGCAACGTCGTAGGGCAGGTCGTCGGGTACTTCCGGGATTTTCGTGCCGCCCTTGAGGAATTGAGCGGCGGTGCTCGCGTTCTTACTGATACGTTCGGTCCTCCGCTGATCCAAATCTTCACCGGGTTCGCTGGCTCCATGCGATCCTTCAACGACATTTTGTTGGAAGACCCGGAGAAGTGGCGGTCCTTCGGTGAGGCGCTCACCACAATGGTGGAAGGCATTCAAGATGCCTTTAACGCGTTTAAGGAATTCATTAGTGAAAACATGGGCTTCTTCGAGGGGCTGGCGCGGGTTATCGACAAGATCGCTGGTGCCATCTCGTTCCTGTTGAGTTTGTTGGGGGGGATTGCCGGATTGAACAGTTTCGCTGGGGCGATCGCCGGCATCCTCGGTATCGGTGGATTGGCGATGGGGATGAGCCGATTGAATCAAGGGTTGGGTCGGCAGGGCGGAAGACTCTCCGCTGCTGGCGACGTTATTCGAAACAAGGCGTTTGGGACCGGTCCGATGGCGGGCGGGATGGCGAACTCCATGCAGGTCACGGCGAGCACCGTGTACGTGAACGGACCGATCGCGGGGACGGGGGCTGCCGCGCTGGCGCCGGGGAGCAGCCGGGCGCAAGAACGAGCGGCACGACGAGCAGCGCGACGAGCGGGCGTGCCGTACCAGCCGGCGTTGCCGGGAATGGCTAACGCCGGGTACGGTCCGGGTGCTTCCGGTACCGCAGCCGAGCAGGCGGCACAACGCAGTGGCTTCATGTCGCGCATGCGACCGCAGGGGGCGATGGGCGGCGGGTACGCCATGGCCGGATCGATGCTGCTGCAATCCGGGCTTATGGCGAGTGGCAGCGAGCCGAACCTGTTGACGATGGCCGGTTTTCCGTTGGCAATGGTGAATCCGATGCTTGGCCTCGGGGTGAGCGGAATTGGTACCGCTTTGGGCTCACAGACTCCTGTTGGTGGATTGCTCAGTGGAGGATTAGGTGGTGCTGCTGTGGGGTTTACGATCGGAAGCATGATCGGCACCCCCATCTTAGGTGCAATTCTTGCAGGTGTTTTTTCTGTGATCGGTGGAAGCATCGGCTTCATGTCAGGTCGATCCGCCCAACAAGAAACACAAAACGACGCTGCCCTTCTGAATCAAATTCAAAAACAGCGGCCGTTTATTCAGAACCTTGGAGCATTGAGTGCTGGAGGCAACGGAGGCATGGCTCGCACCATGCTTTCGCAAAGAACGAATACGCTGAACCTTGATCCGTTTGCCTACCAGAACGGAGTGGATCCTCAAGAAATAAGAACAAACGCCTTAGAACTTGGTCAAATGGCTCCAGCAATAGAAGGCTTGCTTGGAAACTTCGAAAAAAACGTTGCACAACTTGAGGTTGCCACAGGTAAAACTCGAAACGAAATTATTGAACTCGCTAACTCTCTTGGTTTCGACTTACAAGATCGAGTGTACGAACTCAGTGAAGCGATTGAGGGTATCGGCGTCACGATTCCTAAGACCATTGAGGAACTTAACTCAACGCTCAGTGACCTTACGCTCAAGTCGTGGACAGACATCCTCCAGCCGGTCCTCGATGAGGAGGCGGGCAAGAAGGCGGTGAATGCTGCTACGGAGGCGGTCGCTCAGAAGGGTGGCGCCCTCAACCGTGAAGAAGTCGCCACCTACCTACAAGACATCGTTGGGGGACTGACACAGATGTCTGGCGGTGACCCGTTCAAGGTTGCTCAAGAGATGCTTAACTTGTACGGCACGCAGGCGCGGCCCGGAGCGGCGTTCCAAGAGGGCGGCGCCCTTGCCGGGATCACGATGCCTCAAGAGTTTTGGGACTTGCTTAGTGCTGGACTTGGCCAGAACCTTGGGACCGTTGCCTCTCAGGTGGGAGCACAGTTTGGGGCCTTTAGTGGCCAGTTCGGGCTTTCTGAAACGATTAGCGGCGACCAAGTTTCTGCCATCTTGAATGTTATGGGTCAGTTCAACCCGCAACAGATGTTGGACGTGTCAACGAAGTTGAGTCAGATCATGACCGATCCCGCTTTTGCTGACAGGGTTCGAGGAACGGAGGACGCAGCAACAAGGACGCAGATGATCATTGACGCTCTTGCCGGTGCCGGAATTATCGGTGACGTGACCGGAGAACCACCACCAGCGCCAACCCCAAGCCTAACTGCCGACGCATTCGGTCTAACTCAAGAACAGTTTGATTTGATTAAACAGAACCTTGCGGGCGGCATAACAACTGCCCTTAACACTCCACCCACTTGGCTGAGCCAAGGGATCAACCTCAACAACCCATTCGTGAGAATCACCAATGTCGGAGCCGTGGAGGAGGCCGTACGGCGAGGCGTCACAAAACCGACTAACGACACACCAACGAGCAGGCTGGCGTCGACAATGATGCGGCACGGAGCGTACGACTCCATGCTCGCCGGCACCCGTACCGTCACCTCCTCGCTCCGATCCACCAACCTTGGATCTTTGAACTCTGACCACGCCACCGGCAACGCCTACGACCTCGTCGGCCAGAACCTCGTTGGGTACGCCGCCATGGTGAACCGCACCGGCGGGTTCGCCGAGTTCCACGGAGCCGGGTCTGGCCGGCACCTCCACGTCGTCCCCGGTGCCCCCATGGGGGACGCCATGTCGCCCGTTGCTATGCCGGTCGTGACCACCGGTGGGGGGTCATCGACGTCGTACTCGATTCAGATCAATGCCGCTCCCGGGCAGGACCCCAATGCAATAGCGAACGCTGTCATGGCCAAAATCGATCAACGTGATCGGAACACACGGGAGCGTTCTTAATGCCTAAAGTCATTACAGCGTTCAACATCCGTCGGCAGGTCGACACCGGTTTCGGCGAACGGGCGTTTGTTCGACCCCAGTTACTTTTCTTCCATTCGCTTGGACGGGAAACGTTTTGGTTTCCGTATGCCCCTCGTGAGGTGTCGTACTCGCAGTTGGCTGCCCAGTACAACGAGATTCGTCGGCCCGGTGCGTTCCCGATTATTGAACGTTCGGCCCCTCAGTTGATGCAGGTGTCCATGGAGTTCCGGGTCGCTGACCCGAAGTCGAACGGCACGCTACCGATTGAGAACAGGTTGGACACGTTGCGAGGGATGGCGTTGTGGCCGGGGTTCGTGTTGGTGACGAACATGGACTCGTTCCTGTCGCGTCCGATGTTCCCGACCCAGACGTGGGCGGGGGCGAAATTCGCAAAGTTCTTGATGACCGACCTGACGATCGACATCGTCCACCGGGATTTGAACAACTATGCGACGCAGGCGGACATCCGGCTGACGTTGACCGAGGATCGGAACCCGTTCGTGTTCAGCACCGTGCTGCCGCGCATCACCTACGAGGAGGACCCGAAACGAGTATCCGCTGCTGCTGCTGCTGGGGAAGGTGGCGGTGCCGGGCCGTCCGGGGGTCGACCGCCACTCACAGACTCCTTTGCGTTCATTCCAGTAGAGTGATTTGCGATGTTCTACGACCTTGAAATAGGTGACATTGACAGCGCCACCATGCGGTCGATTCGTGACGCTATTACGAGCATTGACATGTCGTGGACGCTGGACGCTGCGTCGGAGGTGTCGTTTGAGGTGTGGGACCCGGAGTTCCGCCTCGTCAACGGCAACTACTTCCAGATTCGTCGTGACGTCCGGTTCAACGGAGACCTGTTTGAGATTTCCGTGGTGGATATCGGGCAGGGGCCGACGCAGTCTCCGGTGGTGCGCATCGAGGCTCGCCGGAAGGCGATCCAGCGCATGAAGCGTGACAAGAACCCGGAGGCGTACGGCGGGGGGACGGCGACGGACTACGCCCGGGCAGTCGCCGCGGCGTACGGGCTGGCGTTCGAGGGGCAGGGCACCGACGCCAAAGCCGTGCAGATTCAGGCGTCGTCGGATGGCCGGTCTGACTCGGTGTGGGACGTCCTGAAGCGCAACGCCAACGAAGCCCAGTTCGTCGTGTTCGAGTCGGACAACACCCTGTACTTCGCCAGCGAGGAGTGGCTGTTGGGGAAGTGGGCGAACGTGGCGTTCAACTGGCCAACGCTGAACCCGTTAGATCCGTTTCCGCTGTACCAAATTCCGAATTGTCGGACGTCCGATGACGACCCTCGAGCGGCGGACGTCCGTTTTGTCGTGGGCCGCACGAACGCCGTGAACCTACGGCCGGGAATGACGGTGGTGTTCAACGGGATCAATGGGTTCGGCGGGTCGTACCTCATCACGACGGTGTCGTACGAGATGTCGCCGATGGAGCCGGTGTCAGTCTCGGCCCGCACCCCGGTGAAGCCAGAGCCGAGAGCGCAGGCCCGGCAGTGACGTATCAGGCGATTCCGAAGACGGCGTCCACGTCTGTCCGGCAGGAGGGGGTGTACCTCGGGAACGTGACGCGCGTTGATCGTGACGTTCGACAGGTGTGGGTGGAGATCCCCCGGCTGGTGCGTGGCTTCCAGCAGGGGCCGTTGTCGGTGGTGGGGGCGGCGTTCCCCGTGGTGGGGGATCGGGTGGCGTGCGGGTTTTTGGAGGGGGGGTCGGCGAAACTCGTGGTGCTTGGGGTGGTGAGCACTCCCACGTCGTTTGACTTTTTGCCGCCGGTGAGGGGCCTGTCGACGGCCCGTCCGGTGGACGTGTATCCGGGGACGATTCTTTTTGAGACGGACACCGGGTTGAGTTACCAGTGGGTGGATGGAGAGTGGCTGCCGTTCGGGTCGGGGTCGTTGGGGTTGCCGGTGTTGGCCCGCACGGCAACGTACGGCGAGGACCCGGAGTTGCAGGCGTACGAGGTGACGGCGAACGACGTGGGGGCGCTGCTGATGGTGGCGGCCGACGTGTCGGAGGCGCCGACGAGTCCGTTGGTGGAGATCACCGTGGCGAACGGGGTGGGGTTGCTGGGGAGCCGCGTCGAGTTTACGAACGACTTCTTCGTGGCGGGGTCGTTGACGTTCGGGGTGAACGAGGCGGGCGACACGCTGTTTGTGCCTCCGGTGGGGAAGTTGGCGACGCCGCGAGAGGCTGGGAGCCTTGTCGTGGCGACGAAGGTCTATGAAAATGTGGAGATCGCCAGCGTTTTCGTGGACGTATGGTTGTTGAGCGGTGATTTGGCGGATGACGTATGACGCTTGACATTGAGGAGATTCGTGCTCGGTACGACCGGGCGGTGGCTGTGCACCGGTACGGGCGTCCCCTGCCCCCTGTGGGGGCGTACGCCGCTTTGCAGGTCGTGCTCGGGCTCGTCCCCATCGAGCATGCTGCGAACGCCGTGGGGGTCACTCCAGAGGCGCTGGTGCGGGAGGCGGAGGGATGGGCGGCGGCGCTGGCTTTCCAGTCGGAATGAACGGGCCGTCTTACAGTACGAGCCCCCACAAGCATGAAAGAATAGTGGTGTGCAGGCCCTAGCCTTTCCATTCAGATTCAACCGCGGGCGTGCGGTAACTGTTGACAGTCAGAGCGACGCGTACGTCGCCCAGAAAGTCGCGTCCGCTGCCTCCACCCGCAACGGCGAACTCCCCCTCCTCCCCCTGTTCGGCACCGAAGACCCCGAGTTCAGCGAGTTCGACGCCGGCGGCATGTACTACACCTGCGCCGTCTACTTCCCTGAAGTGAAGATCACCGAGATTCAAGAACGCATTAGCGACAGCGGACGGAGCGAAATCAGTGTCCGCTTCGACATTCTGAGAGAGGACCCTAACTATGGCTACGCCTGACCTTAGCGACTACGTGGACTTCACCGTTTACGACCTCCAGCCGCAGGAGATCTACGACGCCGCCGTCCAGTACGCCACCACCGCCCTCCCCGAGTGGACGCCCATCCCGGGCAGCGTTGAAGACGCCCTCCTTCAAGCGTCGGCGTCCATGACCGGCCAACTGCTCGGCGCCATCAACCGGATGCCGAGCGGCGTCGTGGAAGCCCTTCTGAAACTCTACGGGGTCGAGCGGATCGTGGGCGCAGCGGCGAGCGCGACCGCTGAAGTGACCTTCATCGACACGAATGGGCACAGCATCCCCAAGGGGGCGCGTGTCGGCTACTCGGAGACGGTGAACGGTGAGACGTCCCTCTATCTGTTTGAGACGACCGAAACGTTGAACGTCGGCGTCGGTGCCTCCACGGGATTCGTCGGGATCACGGCCATTACCAACCAGCGGTACCCGTCGCTGACGGCGGGGGAACCGCTACAAATGCTGTCGGCGGTCTCATCGGTGGACGCCATTGAACTCGCCGTTGACCTGAATCCCGGTGCCGACCCCGAAACGGACGCCGAGTTCATCGCCCGATCGCGAGCAGCGTTCGGGCAACTGTCCGAAGCGTTGACGTTGCCCGCCCAGATGGACCGGTACGCCCTCACGAACTACGCCAACGTGTACCGGGCGAAGACGTACTCGCGGGTGAAGGCGTTCCGACCGCTCGTCTCACTCACTCGTTCGGGTGGGTCCGTCACCGCCGTGCTGGACACGAACCCGACGAGCGGCAGCGCCAGTTCCACCGTTGAGGCGGACGACGTGGTCCGCATCGTGAGCGCTGACGAGGCGTTCAACGGCACGTTCACCGTCGTCGACGTGAACGGCGACGCCAGTGAAATCTACTGGTTGCAGTCCGGTGACTCGGCCTCGGCGTCTTCCGCCGGTGCCGCCCTGTCGTTCCGGTTCCAAGACGACGACTACGACGTCGGAGAAGGTGCGTACCAGTGGCAAAACGGGTACGTCACGACGTACGCCAGCGCCATTGGGGGAGCGTCGTTATCGGTCAACGTCCTCGACTCGTTGCAAACCGACCTCACGGACCGGGCGGTCGCCGGACTGATTATCGGCACCGACCACGCCCATGTCGTGGACGTCGGCATTGACGTCGAGGTGACGAAACAGCCGGCGGTGCCACAGTCGGAGGTGCAGGACGGCATCACCGCCGCACTGGAAGGCTACGTCGATCCCGATTTCTGGCCGTGGGATGGGGCCATCTACCGCAACGAGATCATCGCCTTGTTGGATCGGGTCCCCGGGGTCGTGCGCGTCGTTGACGTCACCTTGACCGACCTGACTGGCGGTTCGATCACCGAGGTGACCGGCGGGGGCAGTGCGTTAGAGTTCAAGTACTTTGGCATCCTGCCCGCAGCGGTCGTGAACATCACTGTGGTGCCCTAGTCATGGAGGCGACGACCTATGGACCGATCGTGAATTTGCTCGACGTTGAGTCGCGCACGTTCACTCGTTCTGTCGGTGCGTGGGAAACGGTCGCCGGCAACGAACTGTGGCGGTCCACCGGAGTTGCCAATGACCTGCTAGGGGTCAGCGCTCTAGGGGTGCGGGCGCAGGCTGAGACGACGGCGTCTGCCTTGCTGTACGACGTGCCACTGCCGTCGAGTTTGCGTCGCAATCCGTTGCGGTTTCACTGCCTCGTCCGGGTGACCGAGACGGCGAACGTGAACATCACCCTCCAGATCACGAGCGATCCAACCCACGAGACGGAGACGGGGGACGGCAACGACCTCGTCACCCTCGACCCGGTCGGGAATGGGCCACTGGTCCGGGCCGACGAGTGGGTGCTCCTCAGCGTGACGAGTGACGTCACCGCTGCCAACGACCTGCCGTTCGATCCCGCCACGGCGACGATCACCGTCACAGCGACGTGGGACAGTGTCGACCCGGCGAACAACCTCTACGTCGGCCAACCGGCGATCTGCGTGCCAGCCACAGTCGTCGACAATGTGAGCGCCATTGAGGCGTTCATGCGTCTCCCTGAGTACATCCGTGACGCTGATGGCGAGTCTACGGACCCCGACTACTCGCTGTTTAGATTCATTGACGTTCTCCTGTCGGGGGTGCACGACGTCAACAGCAAGTGGACCGACTACCGGTACATTCCCCCGGAAGTCACCCGGGGGTTGGAGAAAGCCTCCACGTTGGCGCAACCCGAAGTTGCTGACCTCGTCGCGTTGTACTGGTTGGCGCAACTCGTCGGCGTGGACCTCATCGATCCCCGAACCGGGTTGACGTCGTGGGAAGCGCTCATGATCGCGGCGGACGCCCCCCCGAACGGCGACGACGACGGTTCTCCGTCGTGGGAAGAGTGGGAGACGGCGGTGGATGGCCCGGACGTCGGCTCGACGATGTCGTGGGACGAGATCGAGGAGTTCGACGTCGACAACGCCGCCGCTAACCCGACCTCGTTTCTTGACTTCATTCGGTGGCAGGTCGTGACGGCGGCGTACGGGATGCGGGCCGGCACGACGGAAAGTTTGTCGGCGATCGTGGAGCGGGCGTTGGAAGCCGGCGCCGGGTTCACCCTCGAGCGGCACGCTGACGGCGACCCGTGGAAAATCCGGGTAACGGTGAACGAGGTGGACGTTGTCGGTGGGGCGCAGGACACCGTTGAAGAGTTGCTCGCCCCTTCGGTGCCCGCCGGGTACGAGGTTGTCGTGGACATGGTCCCCGCTCCGTGACGACCGGTTCGTAAAGTAAAATGACTGTGGAGGTTGCCCGATGACTGCATCACAAACGACCCGTCTTGGGGTTTACACGTGGTCGTCCCCCAGCGACGAGTTCACTCGCGCCCAGATGACGACGTCACACGAATCGTTGGAGCAGCGGGTCGCCCAGTTCTTCACCGGCACCTCGCTCCCCGAGACCGAACCAGAAAACCAGTACGCCCGGTCGTTCTTCTTGGACACCGCCACGAACGTGTTGTACTTCCGAGAGAGTGGGTCCACGGAGTGGGTTACCGTCACTCAGTCGGGCACCCCGACGAACCTGACGGTAGGCGGCAGCAATGCCGCCGGCGTGGCGACGACGTTCGCCCGATCCGATCATACGCACGCGTTGCCGGACTGGGGAGCGGCTCCGCCGAGCATCTCGACTGCTGCGGCGACGGGGTCGGCGACGACCTTCGCCCGTTCGGACCATACGCACGACATCGGCAACAATGCTGTGACGACTGCCACTATTGCTAGTGGGGCGGTGACGGCCGACAAGTTGGGCACTAGCGCAGTGACGTCCGAGAAGATCGCGAGTCTCGCGGTGACCAAGGCCAAGATCGCCACCGAGCAGCAGTTGGCGACGGGCATGGTGATGCCGTTCGCTGGTTCCTCCACGCCGACCGGCTGGGCGCTGTGTGACGGTACGGCGTACAGCACGACTGCGAGCGAGTACGCCGCCCTGTTCGCCGTGATCGGCACCACGTACGGGAGTGCGGGTGCGGGAACGTTCCGGGTGCCGAACCTCGTGAACTACTTCCTTCGTGGCGGCACGCCGGGATCGACGGGTGGGCAGGATTCAAACACTTTGACGGAAGCCAATTTGCCCGCTCACACTCATAGTTTGAGTACCGGAAACACAACTCAGTCCGGATCGCATGGGCACGTCCTTTCCGGTACTACCGATTCAGAACCAAATCACGGTCACAATCTTCTTTATGGACCGCAATTGCTTTCACGAACCAATGTTGTGTTGGGTTCTTTGGCGGGTACGAACACTGGCGGCTTCTTGTCGGCTTCCGGAATCGTGAACGTTGCCCAGCAACTTACAGCGAACGATTTTGAAGCGGACGGTGGCCATTCCCACGATTTGCTGGGGAACGCCCTTAACGGTCCGACCAGTGAACACACCCATTCTTTGACTGGCAACACCGCTTCCACTGGCAGCGGAACATCTTTCACCAATCTTCCCGCCTTTGTCGCGATGCGGTACATCATTAAACTTTAAATCTTTTACCACTGACAGGTATAAGTAATTAGTTATTATATGCGTGTGACGTTTTTTGGCGTGACGAACTACGGGTTGCGGCTTGACGGCGTTTTTCTTGTCATCCGTCTCACCGCTTTTGCCGTCGCTGCGGCCGTAGTTTCAGAAATGAACATGAAGCCGTTTATTTTTATGGCTATTGTCGGCATCGGTTTAACTCTTGTTGGCATTCGCTGGCGACCCGCCACCCTCCCGTTCGGCTTTCTCGCAGCCGGCACCCTATGGGGCGGTGTGGCCGCAGGGCTCCTTGTCGATGGCAAAGGGCTTGTCGCCGTCCTTCTCGCTGTTCTTCTCGCTGCTCTCGACGGTTCGGCCTTCGTTTCGCTGAGGTGTCGGCAACCGTGAGCGGCGTTTGGCAAGGGTTGTTCGTGGCAGGAGCCACCGTCATCACGGGAGTCTTGTCGTGGCTCGCATCCCGACACGCTCAACGAAACCAAGTGATCCACCACGTCGACGACCACGAATTAAATCGTGCGAAACGAGTAGATGAGGCGACCGCGACATTGCTTGACGGGTACAAAGACATGGTTGATGACCTTCGAACCGAAGTGAATCGGCTAAATGAGGTTATTGACGCGCTTCGGCTCGAGCAGGAAGAGTGCGAGCGTCGCAACGACGAGATGGAGTCACTTGTGTTGGACTTGCAGCGACGATTGGTGGCGCTGGAGGGAAACCAAGGTGAGTGATGACGATCGGGAAGCATTTGCCGACCTCATTCGAGGCGCTATGCCTGATCGGGTCATTGCCAACTTTGTGCTGGTATGTGAAGTTCTAACTGAAGATGGGTCAGAGTTGACGGTGGCGCATTCAGACTCGATAACCCCGTGGCTTGGACTTGGCATGTTACTATCTGCACAGGACTTATTGCAAGCCACAATAAATGGCGAGGACGTTGATTAGGAGTCAGCCGTGGAACCAGTTGCCACCACCCCGAAAGAGCAAACCCTTGATCAGGCCGTAAAGGGCCTAGTCGTTGGCGTTCTCACGTGGCTTGCGATCCGCTATGAGGTGCCGGTCGAGATTACGGTTCCGGGGATTGCCGTCGTGGCCGCCCTATTGGCGTGGGTCTCGAGCAAAGTTGGAAGCGATAAGAATACAGCGTCTTTTTTGGGGCCTCGCGACTTCTAATTGGCATTGGAACTGCCCTTCGGCAATGGGCTTGTCTCCTAGAATAGGTAGTGGACTAGGAGGTGAGGCGCGCCAATGATTGCAGGAATTTACAGAATTACGTGCGACCAAGGTGCGACATTCGAACGCACACTAACGGTATACAACCCATCCATCTCAGGGGCCTCAGCCACTCCAGTAAATCTTACTGGATACAGCGCTCGGATGCAGGTGCGCCCAGAAACCGACTCCGCAACCGTGCTTGTAGAACTTACGACAGAAAATGGGCGTCTCGCCCTCGGGGGCGCCGCCGGCACTATTGACATGGAGATCGAAGCCGAGGTGACGGCCACCATCGACCGTGACGGCGTTTACGACCTTGAGATCTATAACAATGCTGGCAAAGTTTACAGGGTCATCAAGGGACGGTTCGTGCTCGAACCCGAGGTGACGCGCGATGAGCCATGAGGAACAACCAAACCTCGTAGAAGTTCTTGTTACCGCCCCCAACGATGTCAACGTGGAAGAAATTCGTAACGTTGTTGAGGTAAACGAGTCCGAACCGACTGAGGTTTACATTACGACTTTGGGACTTCAGGGTCCTGAAGGTCTTCCGGGTGCGACTGGCCCGCAGGGTGCGACTGGTGCTGCTGGCCCTACGGGGAACACTGGTGCGACTGGTGCGACTGGTGGTGTGGGCGCGACCGGCCCTCAGGGGGCTGTGGGGGCGCAGGGTGCGACGGGTCCGCAGGGTCAGATTGGTCCGCATGGTCCGACCGGTCCGACTGGCCCTACCGGACCTCAGGGTGCGACTGGCGCGAACGGTGCGACGGGTGCGGTTGGTCCGACCGGTGCAACTGGTGTGCAAG